AGTTCATGTCATCTTGAACACGAACTGCAGCGTCTCGCTTTTGTGGAGTCTCTTTACCAATGATCTGTGTTCTCACTGGCCCCTTAGCAGGGAAAGTCTCCATCATGGTTTCGGCTTGGAACTTTACAAGTGCTTCTGATAAGAGTGGGTGATACACCCCACAAGCCCCCGGCCAGGGTTCGGTTCTGTCCTCGACTTTCATTCCTAAGAGTTCTAAGCCATCTACATAAGTCTGAACCCAGTCTTTGCGACTGCTAATGTCGTCTTCAAAATCACCCAATAAATCACCGCATAACTCGGTCAGTTCTCCTTTATCCATCTCTTCAGCGAGGTTAGCGTTAAAGTCATCGCCATTTTCATCCGGCTCAATTTCTATTTCTAATCCTCCTGTCTTAATTTTGACAGACTCAGGATCTTCAATCTCAATCTCAATAGCAGGCTCGGCCATCATTAGGTCTTCGTCTTGTAGACCCATTGGAGCTTGGTTAAGTGCCTTGTCGATTGCCATAATTTGTCCTTAGTAATACGCTTCTTTCCTGCGTCTAAAAGCAGAAAATTCGTCTTCTTCATCCAGTGCGGAGCGAATATACCCACCCTTGCGGAACCTCATCAACGCAAGGGATACACTGTCCACGTAGTCATCATGCTCCCCAGCGGGGAAAGATGCAACCTCGTCTATAACCTCGTCAGCCCACTGTGAGTTAGGAGTCCAGACTCGGCCAGAGGCAAATAAATCTGAAACTGCGTTTAGCCTACTAATTTTGTCGTTACCTTTGCTTGGAGTGAACTCTTGGACAGGCACTCCCATAGCCCGCATCTCATAAATTAAAGGAGCACCGGAGGCTTTCTTCTCAATAATCACTGAGTCTGGCTCCCAATCTTTCATCTGCTCAAGGGCACGGCGCTTTAGCTCAGGAAACTCCATCCGTTCGCGGAAGGCGTTCAAAAGTATGATGTTGGCTTGCGATATGCCCGCATCGTCGTCTTTATAGAACACACCCCAAGTGGTACATGCGGAATAGTCGGCGCGATTGTTCTTTTCAAATGCGGTATCCCATGCTTGTAGGATAAAGTCGCAGTGTGGGGCGTCATCTTTTTCCCAAACCTGCCACCACTCCCGTTTTACGATGGCTGAAATCTCAGAAGTGGGATTCTGCTGGTACTGAGCCTGCCATTTTGAGTTCGGAAGCTCCTCTTTTAGAGCATCAAGCTCTTTTTGGGACCAAAACTCAGGCCAAAGTGGGTTGCCAGAGGGCAAAATTGCTGGAAATTCAATGACTTCCCACTCATCCCCACCCCTTTGGGCGGCTGCTTTGATAACTTGTCCCGTCAGATCACGCTTAGACCAACGGGTCATCACAATAACGATAGCCCCGCCCGGCTGCAGACGCTGCCGTGGGCCCGAGGTGTACCACTCATAGACCTTATCGTAGATTTCCGGACTATTTTCGGCTAAGGCTGCTTCTTGTTCCGAGTGCGGATCGTCAATAATGAGCAAATCCGCGCCTTTACCCGTAACAGCACCCCCAACACCGATAGCGAAATACTCTCCACCAGCGTTAGTCGCCCACCTGCCAGCAGCTTTAGAGTCTGCTTGTAGCTCAACTCCTTGAAATACTCCTCGATAATTTTCTTGGTCAACTAAGTTCCTCACTTTCCGACCAAATCCAACAGCAAGTTCTGCCGTATGGGACGTTTGGATTACTTTTTTATGAGGGTAATTACCTAGAAACCATGCTGGAAGCAGGTAGGAGGCAAACTCAGACTTGGTGTGCCGTGGAGGCATGTTAATAATGAGGCGTTTCAACTCACCTTTAGCTACACGCTCAAACGCCCGAGCCATTCTGGAGTGGTGTCTGCCCCCAATAAACGTAGGCCATACCTTTTTTACAAACTCAAGATAGTTTTTCTTGGCTTTTTCTTGTTCTTGCAGCCGTTCATAGGCTTCCAGTTGCTTAAATACCTTACGTTTCTCCCCATCTGGGAGATTAGGCAGCACTTTTAATAAGGCCTGAAGCTCAGCCAACGTCGGTGCTTGCATCTTGCTCCTTTTCCTTGATACCTAATTCTTCTTCTAAGTCTTGCACCAAGGGTTCTACGTCGATGGTATTGCTGTGGATAAGCCTGCGAACCTTGTCTCGTATAGCTTCTTCCAGATCCTCAGAGGATTTATGGATAACCGTAACTTCGGATTTCTCTGTGAACAGCCCCACGTCTTGAATCTTACCCAATAGTTCTAGCGCTTTGAGTTCGTACTTGGTGTCCCCGCAGTTAGACAAAAGGAGCAACTTATTCGTTATAAGTGTCCTTAATTGAGTGGCATCCGCCACCACCTGCTGATCATATGCTTTTAATAAAGCACCGACTTGTGCCGCAACTTCTGGGGTATTTAGTTCTGCCGGAAGCTGTTTAGCTTTTGGGTTAGCTCTTAAATCTTCAAAAAGTTTTTGTGCAGCTTTTTCATCCTCGGGGGTCATATCAAACCCCATGCCGAGTTCTTGTAAAACTATGGCTGTTGTTGCCGATACCTCTACCGCTTCGCGCACCGTGGCTGGTGCATCGTCTGTCTCCGTATCCGGCAACGCAACGGAATTATCCGGAGTGATCTGGATTGTAGGCATGTATGAAAGCGGTTTGTGGCTTCATTTGAGGTGGAGTTTAGTGGGGCTTAGTGGGAAATGCAATAAAAAATATATCCCCCAGGGGTATGGGACCCATTAGAAAAAGCAAGGGGGGTGTTTCGCTAGATTAAGTTAGTAAGTGTTTACGTAGAAAATGAAGGGGGGTGGGGGGTCATTTTGAAATGAAGTATTAGGACGTGCAAAACACTGTGTATACGTAGACCACGTCGCCAAGTATGTTTTAGGGGGGACCCGAGTGGTGGGGTCGCCATAGTGGGCGCAAGCGGCCTAGTCCCCCTACGATCTAGGTAAGTCTAGACCCTCTAGAGTTGATACTACGGTAGTCGAGTTTCGATTTTTTTTTCGGCCTTGTTTGTCTGCGCCCGGGGCGGCTCGGCGTTGTCTGCGCCCGGGGCGGCTCGGCGAAAAAAACACACTCTGTCTTTGATTGTGTTATTATGTAGTTATGGTGATGCGGGGCGATTGATCGGCGCGACCATGCGGACATTCCTAGACTTTCTAGGATTGTCCGGCTTAATTGGAGATTTATTATGACTAACCAAAAAACAGTGGTGGCTGATGCGGTTGCTGATGCCGTTGGCGTTTCTCAGTGGTCTCAGTCGCAGGCCTCCCTGATTCAAGGCGGCGCCGAGTTATTGTGCGATGCCGCTGGCGATCAAGCCAAAGGTCTTGATCAAATCAAAGAGGCCTTTGCCCAGGCGTTCAAGGCCGGTGTTTTGACCTTTGACCTTTGGGAAGATGGGCGCAAGCGGTATGAGGCGGCTTTTGTTCTGCGGTGCGATTCTCAGGCCATAAAGCCGATCAATCCGACTAACTCGGCCAATAGTTCTTGGAATCAGACAGTTGTGCCTTTCCTGAAGTTTTTCAAATTGGAAAAGCCTAAGTCGGCCAAGAAAGAGTCGGTTGAGAAAGCGGAGCAAAGGGCAAAAGCTGAAACGGCGGCTCGGGATCTAGCGGCTGGTCGAAACCTTGATGAAGTGCGGGAAGCTCAGATGGCCTTGTATAAGACGGCTACTGCCGAGTCGATTGCTCAGGCTAAAGCTCTTGATAAAGCTGTCGAGTTTCTTGAGAAAGACGTAAAGGCCGATAAGCAGGCCCGGCTCAAAGTTCTGAAAGAGTCGTTCCGTAAACTTGCGGCCGAGGTTGCTAAGTCCGAAGATGAGTCGGTGCTTGCTGATGCAATCGTGGCTCTCAAGCGGTATATCAAGTCGGCGGTGTAATTAACCTGGGGCAGGGTTTCGGCTCTGCCCCATTCTCTAGAAAGAGGTGATGCTATGTTTGAAATTTATTTTCGCCCTCGTGGTTCCGGGTTGCCTGTTGTTAAGGTCGAAATTCAGGGCATAAAGTATGCCCAAATAGTTTGGGATCGTTTAAATAAAACCTTTGAAATGCGGTCTACCCGTCCGTAAAAGCCATGCTCCCTGCCGTGGGCTTTGCCCATGGCAGGCAGGGCAGGCTCCGCCTGACC